TTCCAATTAAACTTCCACACATTAATGACTCTGATTTAGATTTTAAGATTGAGGGCAAAGGAATCCGTTTTGGTTTGACTGGTATTAAGTTTATATCAACAAACATTGCAGAAAAGTATATTGCTGCTCGTCCATTTACATCTTATAAACAACTTGAAGAATTTACCTTTACAAAAGGCAATGGTGTTAATAGCCGTGCATTAAATGCATTGCGTGTTATTGGTGGAGCAACATTTTCAGATCAACCACGAAATGATGCAGAGATTAAAGAAAACCTGTATGAGTTCTTAAACCTTCCAGAGTTTAACATTACGATTCCATCTCATTACTATGCATTTATACAAGATGTTGATTCTTTTGAAGAAAAAGGATCCTTTATTTTAATGGGAATGGTTAAGGCAATTAAACGAGGAAAGGGTTGGTCACGAGTTGAAATTTTGGACAAGACTGGTAGTGTTGGTATATTTGATGAAGAGTCTACGACTATTGAGACTGGTCGTACTTATCTTATTCTTGCAAATGATAATAGGATTGTTTCTGCAATACCTGTTGATGAAATAAAAGCATCTTCAAACGCTCTTGTTAGATTCTTAGGATATAAACAATTACCGTATAAAGATGATGAAATGTTTGTGGTTTCTTTTAAACCTAGAATTACAAAAACTGGCAAGAAGATGGCTTCCTTAACCTTGGCAGATACCAGTAGAGACTTGCACTCTATCACTGTATTTCCAACGGCATTTCCAAAAGCATACATGAATATTGAAGAAGGTAAAGCATATAAGTTTAGTTTTGGCAAAACAAAAGATGGAACAATAACACTGGAGGATATAAATGGTTAGCATGGAAGAAGCATTAGCACAACTTGACCCAAAGTTAAGAAAAAAACTTGGTAACGGAGTTGGTATTAATTATGAGTACCAAGCAACACCTAGTTTTGGTTTAAACCGTGCACTAGGAGGAGGCCTTCCTTATGGTAGGCAAGTCCTTATTTGGGGCTCCAAGTCCTCTGCAAAGTCCTCTATGTGCCTTCAGATGATTGCCCTAGCACAAGCAGAAGGAAAACTGTGTGCTTGGATTGATTCAGAAATGTCATACTCAGAAGACTGGGCTAGACAACTTGGCGTAGATCCAACAAAACTAATTTATTCACAAGCCAGAACTATTAGCGATATGGTTGACGTTGGAGTTGGACTAATGAATGCTGGAGTTGATTTAATTGTGATAGACTCTATTACATCAATGCTTCCTGCCATATATTTTGAAAAAGATACAGATGATATGAAGGCTTTGGAGAATACAAAACAGATTGGAGCAGAGTCCCGTGACTTTAGTAACGCATGGAAAATGCTTAACTATGCAAACAATAAAGTTAAGCCAACTCTGCTTGTTCTTATTTCTCAGTCTCGTAACAATATCAATGCTATGTATACTAGCCAGCAGCCTTCTGGTGGTCAGGCTACTAAGTTTTATTCCTCATGTATTATTAAACTCTTTTCTTCAGAGTCAGACAATCAAGCACTTAAGGGAAAGATTAAAGTAGGAGATAAGTTAATTGAAGAAAAAATTGGTAGAAAGATTCGCTGGGAATTACAGTTCTCTAAAACCTCTCCAGGGTTCCAGAATGGTGAGTATGATTTTTATTTTAGAGGTGACGATATTGGTATTGATGCCATTGGTGATTTGGTTGACACAGCAGAATCAGTAGGGCTAGTTAATCGTACTGGTGCTTGGTATCAACTTGATGATGGCACAAAGGTTCAAGGCAGAGAAGGTTTTATTAGTCGTGTTAAAGAAGATCTTGACTTACAAAAAAGTTTAAAGGACAAACTTGCCAATGGCTGAAACAAATTTTAAAGTTTTTACTGGTGAGTTTATTTGTCAAAAATGTAAGTTGCCTGTTACATCTTTAAGACTTTGGACAGAAACAGGTGATGCTACTTGGATGTGCACATCAAAGCATGTGTCAAGAGTTGGTCTTATTCCATCTAAAAAGAAAAAGAAAGATTTTGAAGATGAGTGAAAGATCAGAATCTAAAAGAATAGGTGCCAAGCAGCATAAGAATAGTGGTCGCAACAACACCAAGGGCGATGCTTCCTGGAATAATTTTGTAATAGACTTTAAAGAATGCTCAAAATCTTTTACATTAAACCAAGATGTTTGGGCTAAAGCCACAACAGATGCATTAAAGAAAAGTATGGATCCTGCTTTGGTTATTGTGCTTGGCGAGGGTACGCAAAAGGTACGCCTTGCTATAATAGAATTAGATATGTTAGAACAATTAATAGAGGAGAATAATAATGGAACCAACAAAGACAACACTTGAGCAGGTCAATGGATTAGCAGAAATTGCAGAGTATATGGATGATGAAGAGTTGACAGTAGCGTTGACAATGATTGCTAAGATAATCATTAAGCCAGATATTCCTATACAGGTTGCAAGTCTAGAAATTGTTAGACTCCAGGCTATAGCCGCTAAGATGTCTTTAAAGGCTACTTGGATGGCCAACGTAGACAAAAGTAATAGAGCAAAAAAGAACATTTACTATACTGCAGCAGAATCAATTAACTCTCTTGTTTCAGCACTAAAGTATTTAATACGATAACCGTAACCTGCTATACTTATATAAACAAGGGGATATAATGACAAAAAATTTACTACATACAATAATGATTAGAGAAGTTGAAACACCAGAACAAATAGATGCAAAAGAATTAGTTAATGTTATTCAGCAGGGATATCTTGTAGGCAGAGATCCTGAGCATAAACAAAAAAAGACTTTTGGTCCATCTACAATTGCATACGGTTATGGAGAATGCCCAAGATATTGGTATCTTGCTTTTGAGGGTGCAGTCTTTGAAGATAACTCAGATGCCTATGCGGTAGCAAACATGACTAATGGTACTCTTTCTCATAGTAGAATTGAGGCAGCGTTTAAAAACTCTGGTATTTCAATTAACTCTGAGTTTAAATTATTCCATGATGATCCACCAATTTTTGGGTATGTGGATAACTTTATTCAATGGAAGGGCGATGAGATTGTTGTTGAAGTTAAGACAACAAACAATGAAGTATTTGAATACCGCAAGCGCACAAACAAGCCAAAGATGGGCCACGTAGTTCAGTTGCTTATTTATATGAAAGTCCTTAAAAAATCTAAGGGTATTTTAGTTTATGAAAATAAAAACAATCACGAACTATTGATTATTCCAGTAGAAGTAAACGATCACTACAGAGCCTGGATTGATATGGCTTTCCAGTGGATGCGTGATGTTCGTAAGGCATGGGAAGATAAAACTCTTCCTACAAAAAACTATAGATCTAATTCAAAAATTTGCAAGACTTGTCCAATTAAAAAGGCTTGCGGAGAAGCAGGGGTGGGCGTATTAAAGATAGCATCCCTGGAGGAACTGAGTGAAGTTATGTAGCATCTGTCACTCATCTTTTAAGGCTGCAGTGAGTTATCAAATTTACTGCAGTAAGGTTTGCAGAGACCTTGCAACTAAAGAAAAGATTGCAGAAAGATATGCCGTCACAAAAAGACAAAAAAGAAAAAACAAAGTACGTCTTTGTCTTGGAGGGTGCGGTCAAGATCTTTCTATTTATAATGATTCTGGATTCTGTGCTAACTGTAATGTTAGCGAAAAGGCAGTTGCAAAAATGTTAAAAGAACTGAAAGGTTATATAGACTATGAGCAACAATAAGTGGGGACTAGAGACAATGCCAAAAACTATTTGCGCTATTGACGCTAGTACCAATAGTCTTGCTTTTGCTTTGTTTGATACCCAACAAAAAACGTTGGAAAGTATTGGTAAGATTTATTTTGAAGGAAGTAACATTTACGAAAAAGTTATGGATGCTGGCAAAAAAGTAAAAGCCTTTTTTGATATTTATGGTGGCTTTGAAGCAATAGTTATTGAGCATACAGTGTTTATGAATAGCCCCAAGACTGCTGCTGACCTTGCATTAGTTCAAGGTGCAATTCTTGGATCAGCAGGACAATCTGGAACTAAAACGATTGGTAGAGTTTCTCCAATTACTTGGCAAATTTTTATGGGTAATGGGAAAATATCTAAAGAAGAACAACTACTAATACGATCTCAAAATCCTGGAAAGTCTGATTCATACTACAAGGCTCACGAAAGAATGCTTCGTAAAGAAAGAACAATTAACTTTATTAATATTAATTATGATAGAACTATTACTGATAACGATGTTGCTGATGCCTGTGGTATAGGTCATTGGGCAATAAAAAACTGGGAAAAAGCGATAGGAGACAACAAATAATGCCAGAGTTAAATGCAAACATACCACCAATTGAATGCTATGTTCGTGGAAACTTTTTAAGAGACCAAGAAGATAGCCATGATAAATATTTTCCATGTGTTATTTTTGGTGTTTCAAGTATTAAAAGTAGAAGCCCCTTGTTCCATTTTTTAATGGAGGATGGTGGTATCTGGTGGAGAATGCCAATTAATGCTTTTTGCACTAAGCCAGGAGTTCCAGAAGAACCAATCCACAACCTTGTTTTGTGGAATTCTTTTAGTCCATATGTTTCAGTAACAAAGTTTGAGAACCTAAGTAATATGAGAATGTCTTATATTGATAGAACTAAAACTAGTGTTCCTGGAACATATTTGTTTACCCTGGATTGGCACAACCCAGAGACAAACATATTAGATGATGGGTATTCAGAAAATCCAGGTCAGCACAAGTGTGGTCACGTTATTCAAAGAGACGATGGCAACTTTGCAATTCAGCCAAATAATCGGGTAAGACTAAAGGAGCCTTCATTTGTTACCAAGAAGGATCTAGTTATACAAAGACTCATTAATACAAATAAGTGGGATGTTGAAAGTTACGATAAGTGGATGCTTGAAGACTCTAACGCTTATGATTATCAGGTTATTGACACAGAAGTTGACAAATAACAATATGACTGCTAAACTATATACTTCAGAGGTTTTTATGCGTAAGCGGTATCTTATGGATAAGAAGACCCCAGAAGAAATTGCAAAGGAGTGCGGAACTAGTGTTGAGACTATCTACGTTTACCTTGCTAAATTTGGATTAAGGAAATCTAAAAGATGAATAAAATAAAGAAGATTATTTTTATAATGTCATTGGCTGCTGCTGCTGGTATTACATATACTATAGTTGCATTAAAAAACATTCCAGAAAGTTTTGACTGGGACGAAGATGAGTAATGGTCTTAACATTACTGTTGATCAGGTAAATCATCCTGTACATTACACAACAGACCCATCTGGAATTGAGTGCATTCAGATTACTAGACATCGCAATTTTAATATTGGGAATGCCTTTAAGTACTTGTGGAGAGCAGGAATTAAAGATGAAGCAAAAACAATTCAAGATTTAGAAAAGGCCATCTTTTATATTAAAGATGAAATAAATAGACTAGAGGGAAAGTATGTCAACTGAGACAGAACTTATTCAACATCTTGATGAAGTAAATCAAGTAGTTACAGAATACCTAAAGGGTAATGATCCAACAGTTATTTCTAAAGAGTTAGACATTCCACGTACTCGTGTTGTGTCTTTAATTAATGAGTGGAAGGTTATGGCATCTGCAAATGATGCTATTCGTGCCCGTGCTAAAGAAGCCTTAGTTGGTGCAGACACACACTATACAAAGTTAATTACAAAAGCATATGAGGTTATTGATGAGGCAAGCCTATCAACAAACCTTGGTGCTAAAACTGCTGGAATTAAATTAGTATTAGACATTGAATCAAGAAGAATTGATATGCTACAAAAGGCTGGTCTTCTTGAGAACAAAGAGCTAGCAGAAGAAATGATTGAAATTGAAAGACGACAAGAAGTTCTTGTTGGAATCTTAAGAGACATTGCCTCAGAGCATCCAGAAGTACGTGACATTATAATGAAGAGACTTTCTGTTATTGCAAAAGAAGGAGAAGTGATTACTGTTGTCCACGATGTTCAATGATTTTCTTGAAGTATTAAAAGAGAATCACTTTGTTGAAACCCCAGTTGACGTAAAGACATTTGTCCAGTCACCTGACTATCTTGGTCAACCACTTTTATCTGACATTCAATACGAAATAGTAGAGGCAATGAGCCAGATATATCGCAAAGAAGATTTAATTGATATTATGGGCGATGTCGAAGGCTCAAGGCATTTTGCTAAGTATACAAAAAATGAATTAATCCTTCAACTTGGCAAGGGTAGCGGTAAAGATTTTATATCAACAGTAGCCTGTGCATATGTAGTATATAAACTATTATGCCTTAAAGACCCTGCAATTTATTATGGTAAGCCTGCTGGAGATGCTATTGATATTATTAACGTTGCTGTTAACGCACAACAAGCAAAGAACGTTTTCTTTAAAGGTTTTAAAACAAAGATTGAAAAGTCCCCTTGGTTTGCTGGAAAGTATAATGCTAAGGCTGACTCAGTTGAGTTTGATAAAGCAATTACCGTTTACTCTGGACACTCAGAAAGAGAATCTCATGAAGGTTTGAACTTGCTGATGGCAGTCCTTGATGAAATTTCTGGCTTTGTAAGTGAAGTTGCATCTGGCAATGAGCAGGGTAAAACTGCTGACAATATTTATAAGGCATTTCGTGGATCAGTAGACTCTCGTTTCCCAGACCTTGGAAAAGTTGTTTTGCTTTCCTTCCCTAGATATCAGGGTGACTTTATTTCACAAAGGTATGAATCAGTTATTGCAGATAAAGAAACAATTGAACGAACACATACATTTATAATGAACGAAGACTTGCCCCACACTGACCCAGGAAATCAATTTCAAATTTCGTGGGAGGAAGATAATATTCTTCAATACAAAATTCCAAGGGTATACGCATTTAAAAGACCTACATGGGAAGTAAACCCAACTCGTAAGATAGAAGACTTTAAACTAGCATTCTATACTGACCTTGGCGATGCAATGATGCGTTTTGCCTGTATGCCAACATACTCATCTGATGCTTTCTTTAAGCAAATTGACAAGGTTGAGAAGTGCATGAACACTAGAAACCCAGTAGATTCATTTAGAAGGTTTGACGAAACATTTGTACCAGATCCAGAAAAAACATACTACATCCATGCTGACCTTGCACAAAAGCATGACAAGTGTGCAGTTGCCATTGCTCACGTAGATAAATGGGTAAATATTCAGGTAATTAAAGACTACGAGCAAGTCGCACCAATTGTAGTAGTAGATGCAGTAGCATGGTGGGAACCAAGAGCAGAGGGACCAGTTAATCTATCTGAAGTTAAACAGTGGATTATGAACTTGCGTAGACAAGGTTTTAATATTGGAATGGTTTCCTTTGACCGTTGGCAGTCATTTGATATTCAAAATGAGTTGCAGGCCGTTGGAATTAGAACTGAGACAGTTTCTGTTGCCAAGAAGCACTACGAAGATCTTGCTATGATGATTTATGAAGAGCGTGTTTCTATTCCAAGAATCCCTATCCTGTTAGAGGAAATGTCAGAACTTAAAATTATGAAGGGCAATCGTGTTGATCACCCCCGTAAAAAATCTAAGGACTTAGCAGATGCCGTAACTGGTGCGGTATTTGGAGCAATATCACATACACCAAAGAATAATAATACAGAAATAGAAGTCCATACCTGGTCTACTTCAGCACGACTTGCAGAGAAAGACAGGGGTGTGGTAGAATTAGATAATCGGAAAATGCCTGACGATGTTAGGGATTTTTTGGATGGTTTTAATTTAATTTAATATTCTGGTCAAAGTATCAGATAAACTAACAAGGAGAAAGAATGAATTCATTTAAAAAGATTAGTCTAGTCATGGCTGCAGCCTTGGCTGGTACAGCACTTGCAATGGTTCCAGCACACGCTGTACCAACTATTGCAGTAACTGTAAACGCAGTTGCAGACACAGATGCAAATACCCTAGCAGGTGCAGCATCAGTAACTGTTCCATCTGACAACAAGGTAGAAGTATTGGACGCAGTTAAGTTTGCTCTAACTGGTGTTGACACAGGAACAGTAGTTTCTGTTGTAACATCAGGAGCATTTATTGTGCCAGCACTTCACACAACAACTGCACCAGTAACTTCTGCTTCAGGAGTTACATCATATTCAGTTAATACTGGAACAGGTACAACAGCAGAATTCTATGTTTACACAAAGTCAACTGCTACTGGCACTGTAACAATTACAAACGCTGGCAACACATATGTTTACTATGTAAAGGGTACTGCAGGTCCTGCATACAACCTAGATACAACAGTATCAACAAATGCAAATACATCAGCAGTTGTTGAGTATTCAACAAAGGTTACAGACGTATTTGGAAATATTCCAACAGCAACTACACCAGTAGTTACAGTTATTGGTGCGACTGTTTCAGTAGCATCAGCGGCATCAGATACTACAACTGGTATTTCAAAGGTCACAGTTACATACCCTGCAACAGCGGGAAATGCAGCAATTAACTTTGCAATCACAGCAACAGATGTTGACGGACTACCAGTAGCAGTTAAGTCTGTTACTAAGTTTGTTACAGTTTCTGATCTTGCAACAGCTAATGCATCTCTTACTGCACAACTTTCAGCATCAATTGCTGCTCGTGCAGCAGATGCAACAGCAGCAGCAACAGCAGCCACTGCTGCTAAGGCAGCAGCAGATGCAGCACTTGCAACAGCAAATGCAGCACTGGCTAAGGCAACTGCAGACGCAGCACTTGCAAAGGCTGCAGCAGACAAGGCACTTGCCGATGCAAAGACTGCATCAGCATTAGAACTAGCAGCAGCAAAGGCTTCTGCAGATCTTGCAAAGGCAACTTATGTTGCAGAGTATAACGCTCTTGCAAAGAAGTGGAACGCAAAGAATCCAAAGGCTAAGGTTGCTCTAAAGAAGTAACTTAACCTAATAAGTTAGAGGGTTGGCTAAGTGCCAGCCCTCTTTCTTTTTATATAAAAATGGTATAATAAACTTATTAGTCATATCCACCACTAGGGCTATATAAGGAGAAAAATATTAAAAACATACTAATCAGATCAGGGTTAGTGGGGTTATTTTTAACATTATGGATGAT